GCGGCTTAGCCCGTGGCTGGCAGATTCCAGTTCGACCTCGGTCACGTATCTGTTTTGTTCGTTTTCTTGAAGCTCCGATATAGAGAACTTATGGAATAGTTTGGCTTTGGTGGAAGTTAGAAGAGCCTTAGCCTGTTTTTTATAACTTTTAACGTCGGAGATTTTACTCTCTAGCTTTTCTTTCTTTCGCAAAGTCTCGTCGCACAGGGTTTCCGCAATCTTCTTTTCTTGGTAGGCTTTTCCTTTTTTAGATTTAATAGCCTTTCGGTATTCAAATACGTCACCGATATCCAAGAAGCTTTGGATAATGTTTCTCTTCTCTTCAGCTGTCGCTGTAAGGAAATTCGTTTTGTTCGACTGCCCAAACACCATCGAAGCCAGGAACACAGAAAAGTTAGTATTTAAAATTTTATCCAAATACTTCTGTGTATTCATTATACTATCTTGGGTTACGTTTTTCCCGTCAACAGTGACCGTGAGCATGGGAGGTTTTTTTACTCGTCTAACAACAACATTATCGTTAACAGTAATTTCCACTTCACACTTTCCTTTCGTGTGGTGGTTCTTCAAACTTTTATCGGTCGTCTTTCTAATCGTTTTCCCAAACAGCGCAAAAACAATAGACTCCACGATACTACTTTTACCGGCTCCATTGGAACTAGTAGGCTTGGTATCTTTGTTCTTGCCTATAATGCGAACTAAGTTTGAGTAAGATTCGAAATCAATCTCTGCCTCTTTGATAGACAAGAAGTTTTTAATCTTGATGCTGTTAATCTTCATGGTTTCTGATGGTATCCAACGCTTTCAATAACTCCGTCTCGGTGAAGACGGTATCTGCCTCGTGAATGTACTTCTGTATAATATCATCATCGATAGAGAATACATCGTTTTGCGGAGCGTACCCCGAATCGAATTTAGGAAGCACATCTTCGAACGCAAACTCAAGGTGGTTGATTGAGTACTTCGCCAATACATCATCCTTTAAGGCTTGCTCCGTCGCGGAATCTAAGTAGTCTAGCTTCAAACGCAAAATAGTAAAGAAGCTATCAAACCGATGTTTGGCGTTCATTTCGGGAAGCTCATCTATTTTTGAAATGACATGTTTAATTCCAAAATCAATAGGCTTCCTTACAAGCTCCACCTTCCCGTCCCGGATTAACAACTCATGGATAAACTTTTGTGCGTTAGCTTCCCCGAAAGACGTAGAATACTGCGTTCCCAGGATAATAGTATCCTTAATCCGTTGAGGCTTATGGATATGTCCCAGGAAGTGATAGTGTCCTTTATTGAAATGGGAAGGTTTCAGGTGTGAGTCGTATTTGTAGTTAGCGTGGGCAACACATCCGTCATAGCCAAAGTGACCAAACAAATGAGTTTTGCTATTTTTAACCGCTTCTATAATACGCTCCTCGTCTTCAAAATGGGGAATGAAATCGAAGTCCACTCCTCCAATGTGCGCAGTACCTACATCCACAAACACCGTGGCTATATCTGAGTAAAGCGAAAGCGTTGTGTCCGTAGACCCGTCCTTCGCTACCGTATCATGATTCCCTCGGTTGATGTAAATCTTCTGGCATTTGAACCCCTCCAATAAAGTACGAAACGCCAGGAGTTCAGCACCTCTGGGGTTTCTCTTATGGAAAATATCGCCGTTAATAACGACAACATCCGTTCGTTTTTGGTTTACAAGACGCGTTAGCGTCTCCATTTGCGCTTCCAGATATCCAGGAATATAATCACTCCGCAGGTGTAAATCTGTAAGCAGTACTACTCTAGTTGTTTTGGACATAATCAATAAGTTCCTTCGTATTTAGTGCTTTTCCTTGGTCATCGAACTCCACATCCAAGACATCACCAAACGAAGTGCCTACTTCTACATCTACTTCAAAAGGTACTACAAACTCCAGTCCATAGTAGTCTTTCAAGTCGTGAGTGGAAGTTAAGCTGTTGTTTGTAATCTCTACACAGCGTTGAAGGTCCGAGACCTCGCACTGAAGTTCCACGGAGTCGTGTACAGTTGCCAGCAAATCATACTTAACACCAGCAGCGTCAAGGTCTTTGGTTAGGCGTGTAATAGAATGTAGCATCAAGTCTGATGCAGAGCTTTGGATTACAAAGTTGAGCCCTTGACGTAACGCCCTATATTGAAACTTTTTAATAGGGCTGTTTACGTTTGGCAAGTTTCTCCTGCGACCAAACAAACTGATAGCGCACCCATTTTCTTTTACGCTTTTGTGGATAACATTAATCCACTTGAAAACATTAGGAAACGAGTCTTGGTACGCCTTGAAAATCCCTTTACAGTACGCTACGGGTTTGTTAATCTGTTGCGCGAGTTTGTTGGGACCCCCTCCATAAACAATAAGGAAGCTAACGCTCTTTGCGATTTGGCGCTCCTCTTTCGTAACGTCTTCAACTTTTTTGCCAAAAACCAAAGAGGCAGTGAAGCTGTGGAGGTCTTGTCCCGAAGTAAACGCTTTGATAAGGTTTTTATCCTTACAGCACTGCGCTAGTACTCGGAGTTCCGCTTGGGAGAAGTCAGCAGCAATAAAAGCTTTTCCCTCGTCCGCTTTCATAAGCTTACGAATGTTTACATTGTCCTCAGTGGGACGGGGTAAAGTGTGGAATGACACCCCCTTCTTCATTTTTGGTCCACAGGAATACGTGGAACAGCTCAGACGCCCTGTAACGGTCTGAGAGAAGTTGTAACTGGAATAGATGCGGTCTTCCTTGTTGTATGCAATCGCGTCCCTGACGCCTTTAACGTACGTCTTGTGCTGTTTACACTTCTTCTTGTACTCAAGGAGTTTGTTAATGAACTCTTTGGCGGCTTGCAGTTCGGGTTTCTTCTTTTCAGCAATTACTTTTTGATAAATTTCCTTTTTCATCCGGCGATAGTCTTCTCAATCTCATCTAAAATGAGTTGAAGGTCAGTATCAGTGACCGAGGGTTTTTTGGTTTTTTTAGTAAAAGATACAGGGTACAGATTTAGTCCATCGTCCTCAGTAAAAAGAATCCGCTGTAAGTCTACGTTTGAGTTTACATTAACGTCAGCAACGGGGGACATTTCCTGAAGCTCTTTCTCCAAAGATTCAATCTCTTTGGCTAGTTTTACCTCAAGCTCACCCAAGTACTCAGTATCCACAGCAATACCAAAGTTCTCAACTTCGGCAAGCTCTAGGGCGATATCTTTAAGAAGATTATCGTACACGTATTGTAGGCTTTTTTTGCGCATCTCTTTACGCAGGATGTGCCACACCCTTAGAGTGAAATCGCAGTCCATCGCGTTACCGATTGCCATTTCATCTAAGGGCATACTACCCCAGTCGTACTTTGCTCCGTCTGTTACTGTTAACATTTAAAAATTCCCCTGTCCGAAGTCGAAGTCCCATTCAAAGTTTTCGGTCTCGGCGGACACAGTGGATGATGTTTCATATAGAGCGTTGGATACTTTCGCCTCCTCTAGCTCTTTTTTTGTTTGTGCTAGTTCGGCTTCTAAATCCTTTACGCGCTTGGTTAGCCACTCTATTTGTCTATCCCAGTCACCTAACATGCTATTGTCCATATTTTCCTTTTGTTCGTTGTTCAGCAATTAAAAGTTCAAGGTACCATTTTGCTTTTTCTAAATCTTTTACCCCGCCCTTATACTTGTAGCGGGTAACGTATTTAACAATGTTACCTTCAATAAAACTCATATCCCAACTTGAGATATAGTCAGTAGTTTCTATACCAACATTATAGTGTTTCGGGTGATTGATTTCGTCACCGGATTTTTGTCTTTTTAGTCTTTTTCCGGCTTCGTGATGTTCTTTGAAGTCTACCATTTTAACATTTACCTAAAGTATTAAGAATTGCGGAGGTTACAAGGTACGGGTCGCAGTTCGCACCAGGACGTCTATCCTCAAAATACTCCGCACCTTTCTCTAGGCGAACGCTAGCACCTCTATCCCCATAACCCCACGTAAAGGATTGGTAGTTTGAAGTTTCATGGTCTCCCGTGAGTCTAGCTTCGTTGCCTTCCCCGTACACGGACATATGACTAAGGTGGTATCGCTTGAAGATATCCATATAATCTTCGTGCCAATCATCTGTAGACCGAGTCCTTTCGGTAGAGATGTTGGTATGACACCCAGCACCATTAAGGTTAGGGTATAACTTAGGGTCGTACGAGATTCCGTAATTAGAGACCTCGCCCATACGTTCTAAGATGTACCGCGCCAACCAAAGCTCGTCAGCCGCATCTAGGGCTTCCCTGGGCTGGGTTTGGAACTCCCATTGGGACAGCATCACTTCGGCGTTCGCCCCAAAGAGGTTGATTCCTGCTTTATTGCACAGGAATAGGTGGTTATCGCTTAAGCCTCTGCCAAGTACGTTCCCCGCGCCTACACCACAGTAGAAATCTCCCTGCTCAATATCCCCAGGAACCAAAGGTTCCTTCGTTTGAGGGTGTACTAAGGTGTATTCTTGTTCGAAACCAAATAGAACCCCCTTCGGAGCGTTTCTAAGAGCATCTCTTAGACGTACTCTAGTATTCGTCTCATGGGGAGTCCCATCCATATTACAAACTTCACACAAAGCGAAGAAGTACTTGTTCTCATGAAATGGACTTCCTACCACTTTGACGGGCTTAAGAAGCCTGTCGGAGTCCTCTAGTGTACCTTGTTTGGTACTTCCCCCGTCAAACTTCCAGTTCGGAAGGGTTGATACGGGAGCCTCAAAGGCTCTAGTTTTTGAACGGAGTTTCGGCATCCCTTTGGTGCCGTCGAGCCAAATATATTCTACAAAAATCATTAAAAAGTTTCTAATTCGTGGGGGAAGTATTGTTTTACCAAATCCATTAAGGAGTGAGGTAAGTTTTCATCTACAAGAGCGTGCATAATTTGCGTGTCCTCGATATTATTAAAGTCTTTAATCCCCCAATTTAGTAAAAACTTTATATCGAATTTTGAGTTATGAAAAATTTTGACGACATTGTCATCTGAGATGAGACCTTGTACGGCATCTCTGATTCTCGTAATATCTTTTTCAATAAACTGAGACTCGCTATGGTAAATTGGAATAACAAAACCTTGCTTCTCTGCAAAAGAGAACCCAATGGTCATAATCTTATTCAATTTATAATCAAGCCCATTAGTCTCTAGGTCAATAGCGACTGCTTCGTGGGTGCGGGATTCCTCAATCAACTCTTCAAACCTACTCACATCGGAAACTAGCTCATACGGACTGGAGTCGAACTTGTTAACGTTTAGTACGAACTTGTCATACGCGTTGTCGACGTCCTGGATGAACAATCTACGAAGTTTTGGCTCAGAGTACAAAGCGAACGGGTGGAGCGTAGGAACGACTGGAACAGCCTCTCCGTTAAGCTCCACCACGAACTCTTTACCTCTCTTTGAGGAAACCCCAGACTTTTTGGTGAGAGTCTTGAAGGACAGGTTGCCTAGCGGAATGATTAAAGTGGGACCGATGGCGCTCAAGTCCTCCAAGAGCTTCTCTCTGTGTACGTGCATAATCTCCGTAGTCACGTCATCTTCACGCATATTAAATGCACCAATAGCCGGGACAAACTGGTATGAGCCATCAGGCACTCCAGTTTTGGCTAACAACTTTTCAAGAATACCGTATTCGTCGTCGTCAAAGGAGTACGTCTTACCGTATTTTTGTCGATAAGAATCATGGATAAAGACGATTTTCTCGTCTCCTACTTCTTCTCGATAGACGTTCTTTTTTTCGTCATTTTCGAAAGAATTTAGTAAACTATCTAAAGTCATCAGCTATAATGGGTTATGAGTAAAAAGAAAAAACGTGCGCACTACATAGATAACGCCGAATTTGAAGAAGTCATAAGAGGGTATTTAAAAGACCCAGCAGAACATGAAAGTCGTTTGATAGAGCTTTTAGACCTGCTAATTACAAATATTTTGATGTCGTTCAACTTCAACGTTGATTTTGACGACGCAAAACAAGAGTGTTTTTTACTGTCCTTTAAAACTCTAAAGAACTTTAACCCTGACAACGGTGCGGCTTTCAACTATTTTACTACAGTTATTGTGAACAACCTAAAGTTGATATTCACCAAAAACAAGAAGTACCGTCAAAAGATACAAAAGTATCAGGAAGTGATGGAGGAGAGGTTCTCCCACGAATTCCCTACGGCACGTCAAAATAACGATAGATTGTAGGGTACTCGACATTCACTTTTACTCGCCCATCTTTAACGTGTACAAGAGTAGGGACGCTTGTAACCATAAACATTGAGAACGCCGCAGGGGTGTCCCAGCTGTTAATGACGTACAAAGTCTCGTCCCCTTCTTGCTCAAGCCACTTTTCCACTTTTTCGTGAATCTTGTCGCACCTACTATCCCATAACGAAGTGTACAGGATAGTAAAGGTGCCACTGTTCTTCGCTTCGGAAATCTCAGCGAGATGCTCGTCCGTCGAGACGTCGATTCTAGTCCGTACCATCAGAACCAGCTTCCGATTGGGGAGAAGTATGCTCTCCGTTCTGAACTTCCTGTAGGATTTTCTCTTTCTCCTCTTCGGACATAGAGTCTACCTGTTCTTTAAGGTCGTCCATAAAAGCGTTAACGCCTCGGAAAAACATCATCTTCACAAGCTCATCCTCAGTTCCAGGAAAGCCCTCGAAGCCTTTTTTAATGTTTTGCCAACCGGCAGTTTCTTCTTTACTTAGTTTGATATAAATTTTCATTCGTCTTCCAGTGTTATTTATTTTACACTTTACATTGTTAGGATTAATTACTATCTTTTCCGGATTCTTCACTATTATACTATATGGGTGATAAATTAGATGAGATTTTGAACCACGGCGAATTCAAGAAAAAGAAAAGAGTTAATAGCCGTAGAAAAGGCAACGCTTTTGAAAGAGAGATTGCAAAGATTCTCAATACCAGATTTGATACAACAGACTTCTGTCGTTCTCCGGGGTCGGGAGCTTTCGCAACCACTCATAAGTTGCCACAGTATATGAAAGTCCACGGGGACCTAATAACGCCAGAGA